TGATCGACGCGATCCTGTTCCGGTCCGGGAACGACGAAGGCCCCGTCGCGATGCGACGGGGCCTTCGGTCTGTTCGGTGTTGCGTGCGCTCGAAGGGACTCGAACCCCCAACCTTCTGATCCGTAGATGGAAGAATCCCACCCGATCCGACTTGCAAACCGTCAGATGTGACGACTATCGTGTCATACGTGCTCACAGCGGCTTGCACAAGCAGACTGCAATGGATACACCGATCGGATGCATCCGGCACGCATGAAGGAGGCCGCGACCTGGCAGGGTCACGGCCTCCGAATCCCACCCGTGAAGCAACCACAGGAGGAACACCGTGAACGCTACCCAGAACCACCGACGTAGAAGAACGCAGCACGTGGGCGTCCTGAGTGACGGCCGGTGGAGTGCGCACGACAGAAGATGACCCCGGCGTTGCCGGGCGCCGGGAGCGGAGGACCATCGGCATGGCGAGCATCGCACGAGGCAAGGGTGAGGGCGCACTGTTCCGTGTCCCGAAGGACACGAAGAAGCCGCTGAAGTACTGGCAGGCCGTCGTCGAGCTACCCGCACGCGATGGGGAGCGCCGCCGGAAGTACGTCCGCGCGAGGGACAAGCCGACCGCGCTGAAGAAGCTCCGGGGCCTGCAGAAGGAGCTCGAGCGGGTCGGTGACCTGCCGACGTCCTCGCAGACGCTCGAGTCGTGGCTCCGGGTCTGGTTCAACGAGATCTGCGTGCGCCGCGTGGGACCGAAGACGGCCGCGACGTACTCCTCGATGATCAAGCAGCACATCATCCCCGCAATCGGGGGCGTGCGGCTCGACAAGCTCGAGCCCGCCCACGTGCGGCGACTGCGCGACACGATCCTCGCGAAGGGCCGGAAGTCGTCCACCGCGCTGCAGGCTCATCGTGTGCTCGGATTGGCGCTCCGCGACGCTGAGCGCGAAGGGCGCGTGACGCGCAACGTGACCACGCTGACCGACGCGCCCGTCCGCGGCCGGGTCACCCTCGTCACTCTGAACGCAGAAGCCGGCGTCCGCATCCTCGACCATGCCGCCCGCGAGAACGTCCGCATGGGCTCCCGGTGGGCGATGGCGCTCCTCACCGGGGCGCGGCAGGGTGAGTGCATCGGCCTCGAGGTCGATCGTGTGAGCGACGAGCTGGACCTGTCGTGGCAGCTCCAGCGGCTCACCTGGTCGCATGGGTGCAACCCGAACGACCCTGATGTGCCGCGGTGTGGCCGGAAGCGCGGCACGGACTGCCCCGACCGGTACCTGCGGACCCCGGAAGACCGGGAGCACCGGCACCTCACCGGCGGCCTGTGGCTCTCCCGCCCGAAGTCGGAGGCTGGCTGGCGGATCATCCCGCTCGTCGACCCGTTGAGGTCGATCATCGAGCGTCGCCTCGAGGTGGCCGCAACGGAGCCGAACCCGCACGGGCTGGTCTGGACTGCGGATCGGAAGAAGGAGCCGTACGTCGAAACGCTGCGACCGCTCGACGGCGCTCCGATCGATCCGTCGTACGACAACTACGCGTGGCACGACCTCCTCGACCGCGTGGGTGTGAACCAGGCGCGTCTGCACGACGTCCGGCACACGACGGCGACCCTGCTGTACGAGGCGAACGTGCCGGAGCCGATCATCATGGAGATCCTGGGCCAGTCGACGCTGAGCGTCACGCGCGGCTACCGCAACAGGGGGAACCAGCGAGTGCTAGGCGACGCCCTCTCCAAGGTGTCGGCCCTGCTGACGTCGGACGTTCCACCAGACCCGCCACAGCTTGCCGCTCACGCCTAGCTCGGCGGCGATGCGCGCCGGGTCCTGAGTCCACTGGCACAGCTCCCAGGCGCGCTCCTCGTCGATGAGGTGTTCCGCGGCGTACCGGTCGGCCTGCGTCTCATGCTTCGGCCGGTCGTCGCGGTGTCCGAGCACGGCGTGCCCGATCTCGTGCGCGAGGGCGGCGCGGTCGTGGACGGCGCGGAGACGGGATCGGATGACGATGACCTTGTGATCGGGGATCCACAGGCCGTTCGCCGTCCTGATCGGACTGTGCATGACCTCGATGCCGAGCTGCGCGGCGTGCTCGTAAGGGTCGTACAGTCCCCTCACCCCTTCCCCTGTCAGTCGGTTTCGTCCGTCTCCGACTCGGGATCGATCTCGGTGGCGGCGTGATCGATGGTGAGTCGATCGAGCTCCTCAGACGACATCTGTCGCGGGTGAAGCCGAGTCACATTCTCAGCACCAGCCTCTGACACTCGCGCATCCTCGGCGAGCCGTTCGGCGTCGCGGAGGGCTTCGGCGTAGAGCTCGTCGGCGGGCCGGCCGATGGCCTCGGCGATGCGCTGGAACGACTTCGACGGCATGTCGACCTTGCCGTTCATGTACCGGTGGATCGTGGTGACGCTGATGCCGGTAGCGGCGGCGATCTGGTCGCGGCTCATGCCCTGCTTCGCGTACGCGCCTCGGAGGACGCCCGCGAGGGCCTGGTTGATGAAGTCAGAGGGCTGGGGCACTCACCAAGCCTAGCGAGAAACTTGCCAAATCTGACAAAAAAGGTGCTCTACCCGCTTGCGCTGGTCGTATGTGGCGAGTAACTTTCCAGATGTGACCAGAAGAATCCCCGCCACCGAGACGGCGCAGCGCATCGCTGACGCCATGGTCTCCCGTGGCACCGACACGGAGACCGTCGCGAACGCCGCCGACATGCCCGTCTCCGTCCTCGATGAGCGCCTCCACACAGGCGACTTCACGATGACGGAGATCGTGCGCGTCGGCGGCGTTCTGTCGTTGTCGCCGTCCGACCTCTACGGAGAAGCCTCATGATTTCCCCCGCTCCGACGCTCGAGCGCTTCGCGTACTCGATCCCGAACTTCGCCGCCACCGTCGACGTGTCCGAGGACACGGTCCGGAAGGCGATCAACGACGGCGCCCTCAAGGCCAGATACCCGACCGAGGCGGGCCGCAAGCCGATCATCTTCCGCGAGGACGCGATCGAGTGGCTGCAGAACCTTCCCACCGAGAAGCCGGGGGCCGCGGCATGAGCGCCCTCGACATCACGCGCTTCGACTACGCCGGCCAGCAGGTCCGCACGGTCGTCGTCGCCGGCGAGGTCCGGATCGTCCTCACCGACATCGCGAAGATCCTCGGCTACCGCGACGCGTCGGCCGCCGCGCGCCTGCTCCGGGAGCATCACCAGGGGTACGCAGCTCTGCGTACCCCTGGCGGGCCGCAGACGGTCCTAACCACCAATGAGGCCGGGTTCAACCGCCTCGTGCTGCGCTCCAACGCATCGAATGCGGAGGCCGTGCAGGACTGGGTGACCGACGAGGTGCTCCCGAGCATCCGCCGCACGGGTTCCTACGCCGCACCCACGCAGTCCGACGACGAGATCGTCGCCCGGGCACTGCAGATCACCGCGCAGCGAGTGCAGGCGCTCGAGGCGAAGGTCGCGGCCGACGCACCGAAGGTGCTGTTCGCGGACTCGGTCGCGACGTCGGAGACGGCGATCCTCGTCGGGGACCTCGCGAAGATCCTCCGCGGCAACGGTGTTGAGATCGGCGCGACCCGCCTGTTCGACCGGCTCCGCAACGACGGCTACTTGATCCGCCGCAAGGGCACGGACTGGAACATGCCGACGCAGCGCGCGATGGAGCTCGGCCTGTTCAAGGTGAAGGAGACCGCGGTCACGCACTCCGACGGCCACGTCACGATCTCGAAGACACCGAAGGTGACCGGCAAGGGGCAGCAGTACTTCCTCGACCGGTACCTCGGTCAGGCGAGCACGCGGGCGGTGGCGTCGTGAGGATCGCGGGCGTGCTGATGTACGCGGCGCTCGTCGCCGTCGCGTTCGCGTCTGGTCTGCCGCGCACGTCGCTGCTGTGGGTGGTCCTCGTGCTGGCGTTCGTCGTCCTGTTCATGGCGTCCCTGTTCCGGGTGCACGCCGTCATCAACGCACCGAAGGAGAACCGCTGATGCAGACACAGACCTTCACCGACGAGCTCACCGTCGTCACCTGCGGCGCTACGGGCTGCGTACAGACGTTCGGCATGACGACCTCGTTCTACCGCCAGGTGCGCGAGTCGCACGAGACCTGGTACTGCCCGAGCGGGCACCCGCGCGCCTACCTCGGCGAAAGCGCAATCGAGCGGGAGCAGCGGCTCCGGAAGCGCGCGGAGGAGTCTGCTCGGTTCGCTCGGGCGTCGCGGGACGCCGCCCTCGATCAGGCCGAGGCGGCCGAGCGCTCAGCGCGCGCGTTCAAGGGCCACGTCACGCGGCTCCGGAATCGCATCGCGAACGGCGTCTGCCCGGTCCCGTCATGCCGGCGCTCGTTCGAGAACGTCCGCCGTCACATCACCGGCCAGCACCCCGAGTGGGCGCACGAGCACCCCGAGGCGATGACCTCGTGAGCTGCGACAGAGCGACCGCCGCCGACCGCGTGCAGTTCGAGCGCGACGACGAGGCGGAGGCGAAGGCCATCGCCCGCGCCGCCGAGGTGGACGACCCCGCCGACTGCGACTGACCGTCGCACCCCTTCTCCGTGCCCCGCCCCGGGAGCGCGTCATCGATCAACCCCAGGAGATCACCATGACCACCACCGACACCACCCGCACCAGAGCCGACCGCGTTCAGCAGCTCGCGGCGTTCCTCGCGAAGCACCCCGAGGTCGACGTCGACGTCGCGGACCGCACGGGCCACGGCGGCCGACCCGTCCTCAGCTTCACCCCGGAGACCGCCGAGGACGTCTCCACGCTCCTCACGGCGCTCACCGAGCCCGGTGACAAGTGGGACACCCAGAGCCTCGCAGCGAGCGGCTTCGTCACCCTCGAGAGCGGCGCGCTCGGCTACTCGATGGTCTTCATCCACCTGCCCCGAGCGGAACGCCCGGTCGCCGTCGTCAGCCCCGAGATCGTTGAGCTGTTCGCATGAGCGCTCTCATCGCGCTCGGCGCTGTCGCCGCAGCTCTCGTGCTCACGGCCGTCGCGCAGTGGGTTACTGCCGAGACCACCGGTCCCCGCATGCAGGAGTGGAGGAACCGCTGGTGAGCACCATCCTTGCGTCCTCCACGGAGCGTCCCTCCTGGCTCGCCGCCCGTCAGGGAGGAGTGACGGCCACCGACGTCGCACGCCTCGTCCGCGGCGGCGCCGGCACCTGGGCCGCTATCCGAGCCGAGAAGGCGGGCACCGCCCGCGACTTCCACAACGCAGCCATGCAGCACGGCAACGACCGGGAACCCGTCGTCCTCGCGTTCGCGCAATCCGCGTTCGGGCTGCTCCCCTGCGGCGACCTCTACGCCGCCAACGACGAACCCCGGTTCCTCGCCACCCCGGACGCGATCAACGCGGACGAGATCGGTGAGGTGAAGACCACCGTGCACGACTGGGCCATCCTCTCCGACGTCCCCGGCCGGTACATCGACCAGATGCTGTGGCAGATGCGCGTCACCGGTCGCCGCCGCGGACGGCTGATCTTCGAACCGCACGAGAACGGCGTCCCCACCTACCCGTGGCCGAAGCACTTCGTCGTCGAGTACGACGAGGACCGCGTCGCGCTGCTCGAGCAGACCGCGATGGAGTTCCTCGCAGGCGAACAAGAGCCCGACGAGGAGGCTGCCGCGCTTGATGCGCTGCTGACGGAGTTCGTCGAGCTCGACGAGATCGCGTCGGCCGCCGCTCGTCGCCGCGACGAGGCGAAGGCGCGCATCGAGGAGCAGCTCCACGGGGAACCGAAGCGGTTCGAGGGGTCGGTCGCGAACCTGACCCGCTCCGCGGACTCCACGTCGCGCCGGTTCGACTCGGCCGCGTTCAAGAAGGCCGCGCCGGACACGTTCGAGCAGTTCCAGATGACCGTCCCAGTCAAGGGGCGTCTCACGATCACGACGAGGAGCGACGCAGCATGACCACCACCACCACTGAGAGAACCATCGACGCGGACCCGCTCGACGTCCTCCGGCAGCCGTTCCCCGCCGAACAGATCGGCCTCCTCCCGAAGCCGATGAAGCGGGACGACAAGGACCGCGGGAAGTGCGAGCGCGGGTCGAAGTACTCCGCTGACGGGAAGTACTGCGGCGGGTACCACGCCCGGTCGATGCACCTCGAGTACGTCGGCCACGCGGCCCTGACCGCTCGGCTGCTCGACGTGGACGCGTTCTGGACGTGGGAGCCCGTCGCGTTCGATGAGCACGGCCTTCCCGCGCTCGACCGCAACGGCGGCCTCTGGATCCGCCTCACTGTCGCGGGCGTCAGCCGCCTCGGCTACGGCGACGCCCAGGGGAAGACCGGGCCGAACGCCGTGAAGGAGGCGATCGGCGACGCGCTCCGCAACGCCGGGATGCGATTCGGGGCCGCCCTGGACCTCTGGTCTAAGGAAGACCTTCGCACGGCGCAGGAGTCCGGCGAAGCCGACGAATGGCTCGTCAAGGCTCAGGCCCAGGACACCGTCGACGGCGTCCGTGCGGTCTGGAAGGAAGCCCGCGAGGCCGGCGCCGACGTGAAGGTGCTCGACCAGATCAGCGCCGTGGGGACGGCGATGTCGACGGGCGGAGCGTCGTGAGCACGCAGGACATCGCCCGGATGGACACGGGCGAGATCGTCGAGTACGAGCCGGTCACGCCGATCGAGCTGGAGTTCATGATCCGCGAGCTGGGCGCTCGGCTCGAGAACGCCGTCCCCGTGCTCAAGGAGCTGTGGGCGGCCCGCTACGGCGCCGAGCGGGCGCTCATCGAGGAGAAGGCGAAGGCCGTGCTCCGGTCGAACGCCGCAACCGTGACGGAGAAGCGTGCCGAAGCCGACCTCGCGACCATGACGTTCCGCCGGGACTTCGACGCCGCCAAGGAGACGCTGCACGCCGCTGAGGAGCTGCAGAAGGCCCTCGCGTCCCGGCTCATGGGCCTGCAGAACATCAACAAGGTGCTCGGCCACGCGTACGGAGCATCCCGGTGACCGCCGACGAGGCGCTGCCGCCGACGCTTCCTGGCCTCGACACGGTCGAGTCCGGCCGGTGGGTCCTCGTGCTCCCGTACGAGACGCCGCCGCTCACTGCGAACCAGCGCATGCACCACTTCGCCCGTGCCCGGCACGTGAAGGCGCTGCGCGGCACGACGACGATGCTCGCCCGCGCCGCGCGCATCCCCGAGCTGCCCGCCTGCCGGGTGACGCTCACGTGGTTCGTACAGACCCGGCACCGCCGCGACGCCGACAACGTCGTCCCCACGCTCAAGGCAGCGTGTGACGGCCTCGTCGACGCCGGCATCGTGCCCGATGACACCCCGGACCTTATGGCGAAGGTCATGCCTGTGATCACGCACCGGCCCGGCGTCCGGCAGTCGCTCGAGCTGCTCGTCGAGGCGGTGACGCCGTGAGTGGCCAGCCGATGACCACCGGTCAGCGCCGCCGCGTCGTAGAGCTCGTGAAGGCCGGCGCCCGCGACGCGCACATCGCCCGCGAAGTCGGCATCTCCCGCATCAGCGTCCGCCGCATCCGCGACGACCACAACCTGCCCGCGAACTACGGGCCCGGACGGCCCAGCCAGAAGGAGTCACGACCGTGACCACCACCAACCTCGAACGCTACGAGGCGTTCCTCCGCGACAAGGTCGCGTTCGACCGATCCTTCGGCTGGCCGATCGACCCGGACACCATCAACCCGATGCTGCTTCCCCACCAGCGGGACATCGTGCAGTGGGCGGTCGCCGGCGGCCGGAGAGCGATCTTCGCCGCGTTCGGCCTCGGGAAGACGTTCATGCAGCTCGAGACGCTGCGCCTCGTCATCGCCGACAAGGGCGGCGCTGCGCTGCTCGTCGCCCCGTACGGCGTCCGCCCGGACATCATCGCGGATGCTGGCAAGCTCGGCATCGACATCGAGTTCATCCAGCAGGTCCCTGCCAACGGCCTCGTGCCTGGCCGGATCTATCTGACGAACTACGAGCCGGTCCGCGACGGCAAGCTCGACCCGTCTGCCTTTACGGCGGTGTCCCTCGATGAAGCGTCGATCCTGCGGTCGTTCGGGTCGAAGACGTACCAGACGTTCCTGCCCCTGTTCGATGACGTCGAGTTCCGGTTCGTCGCGACGGCCACCCCGTCCCCGAACCGGTACAAGGAGCTGATCCACTACGCCGGCTTCCTCGGGATCATGGATACCGGGCAGGCGCTCACGCGCTTCTTCCAGCGCGACTCGACGAAGGCGAACAACCTGCGCCTGTACCCGCACAAGGAGCGCGAGTTCTACCTGTGGCTGAACACCTGGGCGGTGTTCGTCCAGCGCCCGTCAGACCTCGGCTACTCCGACGACGGGTACGCGCTGCCGCCGATCGACGTGCGCTTCCACGAGGTGTCCGTCGAAGGCCTGGACACTCCCGTCGACCGGGACGGGCAGGGGCAGCTGTTCCGCGGTGCACAGATGGGCGTCGCGGAGGCGGCGAAGGAGAAGCGGGACACCCTCCCGATGCGGGTCGCAAAGCTCGCCGAGCTCGTCGCTGAGGATCCGGAGGACCACTTCATCCTCTGGCACGACCTCGAGGACGAGCGTCGCGCGATCACGGCGGCCGTCCCGGACGTGTCCGAGGTGTTCGGTTCCCTCGATCTGGTGGAGCGGGAACGCCGCGTCGTCGATTTCGCGGAGGGACGGTCCCGGCTGCTGGCGACGAAACCGATCCTCTCCGGGTCGGGCTGCAACTTCCAGCGCCACTGCCACCGCGCGATCTTCGTCGGCGTCGACTTCAAGTTCAACGACTTCATCCAGGCCGTGCACCGCATCCAGCGGTTCCAGCAGCAGCACCCGGTCCGCATCGACATCGTCCTCGCTGAGTCGGAGCGGGAAGTGATCCGGATCCTGATGGAGAAGTGGCAGCAGCACGAAGCGCTCACCGACCGCATGTCCGAGGTGCTCCGCGAGTTCGGCCTGAACCCGGCCGCGATCAGCGCCGAGCTGACCCGCACGATGGGTGTCGAGCGGGTCGCGGAGTCCGGCGACGGATGGACGGTCGCACACAACGACTGCGTGCCCGAGACGATGGGGATGGACGACAACTCCGTCGATCTGATCGTGACGAGCATCCCGTTCTCGAACCACTACGAGTACACGCCGTCGTACAACGACTTCGGGCACACCGACGACAACGCGCACTTCTGGGCGCAGATGGACTTCCTCACCCCGGAACTCCACCGGGTGCTGAAGCCGGGACGGATCTACGCCTGCCACGTGAAGGACCGGATCCTGTTCGGCTCCGTCACCGGCGCCGGCGTGCCGACAGTCTCGCCGTTCCACGCCGAGGCGCTGTTCCACGGGCAGAAGCACGGCTTCGACTACCTCGGCATGATCACCGTCGTCACGGACGTCGTGCGGGAGAACAACCAGACCTACCGGCTCGGGTACACCGAGATGCGGAAGGACAGCTCGAAGATGGGCGTCGGCTCGCCGGAGTACATCCTGCTGTTCCACAAGCCGCAGACGGACCGGGCGAAGGGGTACGCCGACGAGCCAATCCGCAAGGAGGTCGCGGACTACTCCCTCGCCCGCTGGCAGGTCGACGCGCACGCGTTCTGGCGGTCGTCGGGGAACCGGCACCTCACCCCGGACGAGCTGGTCGCGATGAAGCCGGAGGACCGGTCCCGGTTCTTCACCGAGCAGACCCTCCGCGAGGTCTACGACTTCGACGACCACGTCACGACCGGCGAGACCCTCCACGAGCGCAACGCGCTCCCGTCGACGTTCATGTCCCTCGCCCCCGGGTCCTGGCACCCAGACGTCTGGCACGACGTCAACAGGATGCAGACCCTCAACGGGGAGCAGTCCCGCCGCAACCTCGAGTTCCACATCTGCCCGCTGCAGTTCGACATCGTCGACCGGCTCATCGAGCGGTACTCGAACCCCGGCGACGTCGTCTACGACCCGTTCGGTGGGCTGTTCACGGTACCGCTCCGGGCCCTGAAGCTCGGCCGGCGCGGTCGGGCTGCGGAGCTCAACCCGAACTCGTTCCGCGACGGGCTCGCGTACCTCCGGCAGGAGGACCGCAAGCAGGAGCTCCCGTCGCTGTTCGATCTGCTCGACATGGACGGCGCGGCGTGATCGGCCCGAAAGCGCCGCGCCCTACCCCGGCTGAGGAGGCGCGTGCGTACGTCATCGCCACCGAGCGCGACGAGGAGCTGTGTCAGCGGTGCCTCCGCGCGCCGGGATCGAACCGTGACCACCGCCTGAACCGGTCGCAGGGCGGCCTCACTGTCCCGTCGAACCTGCAGCTCCTCTGCGGGACGGGGACGACTGGCTGTCACGGGTGGCGGACGGAGAACCTGCGGGCCGCGCTCGAGGACGGCTGGCGGGTGCCGATGGGACAGGACCCGAGGGAGTGGCCGGCACGGCGGTGGCTCCGGACCGACGTCGGGACGCTGCGTGCCTCGTGGGTGCTCTACGACGACGCCGGCGGCTGGCGCGAGATCAGCGCGGCGGAAGCACGAAGACGAATGGAAGGAGGGCGAGATGCCGAAGGACACGCGGTTGTGGATGAAGTTCCCGATCAGCTTCCCTGACCACCCGAAGATCCGCCCGCTGTCGGACGCCGCGTTCCGAGCGTTCGTCGAGCTGAACGCGTACTCCCGCGAGCAGGATCTCGACGGTCGTGTGCCGGTGCGTGTGGCGAAGGCGAAGTGGAAGGCGCGAGCGCTCAAGGAGCTCGAGACGAACCATCCGGAGCGGCCTACTCTCACGGTCGACGGCGACGTCTACGTGATCCACAACTACGCGGACCACCAGGACACCATCGCCGACCGGGAGGCGCGTGAGGCCCGGAATCAGGCGAACGGGCGGAAGGGCGGCCGTCCTCGCAAGAACCGAACCGAAACCCAGTCGGATACCGACTCGGTTACCGGCTCGGCTGGCGACGACGAACCCGTCGAAAAGCAGAGTCAGAGTCAGAGTCAGAGTCAGAGTCAGACTGACTTGACTGACAAGACCTACGTTCCTGAGTCAGGTCACGTAGGTGACCGTGCGGGCGAGCGGACTGACTTGTCGGAGGAGGTCATCTTCGAGGCGAAGCGTGTCGGTGTGGACGACCTCCCCGCGGTGCTCGAGCTGTTCGAGCCGATCGTCGGCCCGCTCAAGGCGTCGCACGCGGTGGAGCTCGCTCAGGTGATCCTCCGCCGGTCGCCGGCGCCGGTGATCCGGTCGACGGCGTACATCGCGAGGGCGTGCGAGAAGCCCGCCGAGGTCCGGCGGATCGCGGTGGACGTGCTCGACCTGCCGGGGGTGGTCGCATGATCGCCGCCGACTGGGACGTGTTCGTTGCCTCGCTCAACGTCGTCGACGTCATCGCCGAGATGCCGGGCGGACGCCGCGACCGGGCGATGCGAGCCGTGCACAAGGCACGGAAGCGGGAGATCTACCACCCGCTCGACGAGGACGACTGGGCGCAGGCGCTCGTCGAGGTCGGCGAGTGGAACCTGCGCTACGCCGCGGAGAAGCGGGCGCAGCGCATCGAGAACCAGCGGCGCCGTGAGCGCGCCGCGATCAGCAGGGCGGCACGAGCCGCATCACCGAGAGGACACGCAGCATGACGACCACCCAACAGACCGTTCGGGTCTACTCCAAGCCCGCATGCGTGCAGTGCCGCATGACCCAGAAGTGGCTCGAAGACCGGAAGGTGCCGTTCATCCACGACTCTGCTGAGGACGAGGGCGTGATCGCCGCCGCCCGTGAGCTTGGCGTCGCCGCCGCTCCGATCGTCGTCGTCCAGACCCCTGACCCGACCAGTCCGGCCGGGTTCATCGACGAGGTGTGGGGCGGCTTCCGACCCGACCTCCTCGACCAGCACATCAACACCGAGGAGTTCGCAGCATGAGCGGCGAGACCGTCATCACCGTCGTCGGCAACCTCACCGCCGACCCCGAGCTGCGGTACACGCAGAACGGCCTCGCGGTCGTGAACTTCACGATCGCGTCGACCCCGAAGACGTTCGACCGGCAGGCGAACGAGTGGGTGGACGGCGACGCGCTGTTCCTCCGCGCGTCGGCCTGGCGTGAGTTCGCCGAGCACATCGCCGGGTCGCTGACGAAGGGCGCGCGGGTCGTCGCGCAGGGCCGCCTCGTTCAGCGGTCGTACCGGGACCGCGAGGGCCAGCAGCGGACGAGCATCGAGCTGCAGGTCGACGAGATCGGCCCGTCGCTCCGGTACGCGACCGCGCAGGTCACACGGGCGCAGCGCCAGGATGGCCGTGGCGGGGCGAGCGCGGTGCCGGCGGGCAATCAGCCGGACCAGGGCTGGACCACCGCGCAGCCGGGCGGGCAGCAGCAGGGCGGCGCATGGTCGTCGACGCAGCAGCAGGGCGCGGGCCAGCAGGGGAACGACGTGTGGTCGCAGCCCGGAACCTACGACGACGAGACGCCGTTCTGATGGCCTCGCGAGACATCGGGACGATCCAGCTCAAGGGCACGGTCGTCATCGAGTGGGACAACGGCACCCGCACTGAGGTCGGTTCCGTCTCGACCTACGTCGAGATGAAGCTCCCCGACGAGGAGCCGATCACCATCACCAAGACGTGGGAACCGGAGCAGCCGTGACTCTCACCCAAGGCAACGACCTCGGCCCGTACGAGTACGGCGACCCGAAGTCCACGACCTTCCTCGCCGCGGCCGAGCAGCGAGCCGCACGCGCACGACAGCTCCGCGAGGAGCACGACCAGACCAGGAGAGACCAATGACCGAGAACACCGAGCAGCGCCGCACGAAGCGCCGCTACGCACACGAGCTCTACCCGCTCGCCGAAGAAGGCGAGGTGCGAACGCTCACTGTCGAGGTGCCGGCCCTCTACGCGTCCGCTCTCGGCCACGAGGTCTGGGACACCGGGTGGTTCGAGGGCATTCGCACCGACGAGCACCGGCAGGAGGCAGCCGACCGCACGATCGCCCTTGTCCAGGCACGGCAAGTCGCGTTCCTCGCCGACGCCCTCGCGCAGGGCCTCACAGGCGACGACGCCTGGCGGTGGGCCGCCGAGTACGCCGCGGAGGAGTCCGGCGAGCTCGTGTGGGAGCGCGCCGAGCACTACGGTGTCCGGCCCGAGGCGATCAAGCCGTATCCCTGCGGCCCGACGCCGGCGTTCCACCGGCACTTCTCAGACCAGGAGAACCGCTGCGGCGTCACTTCCCGCGTCGACGGTACGGAGGACACCTGCCCGACCTGCACTGAACCGATCCCCGCCGAGGAGGCCACCCCGTGACCATCACCGACACCCACGACGACGAGCTGACGCTCGCGCTGCTCGTCGAGCGGGCACGGCGCCGCCTCACCGAAGCGCCCGAGCTCGTCGAGTACGTCCGCATCCGTCGGCAGCCCGGCGGCGCGGTCCGCGACGGCCAGCCCGGCGCACCATCCCGCACCCCGCCGGCTCCGCTGCATGTCGGAGCGCTCGACGACGCCGACGCGATCTACGTCGACCTCGTCGGCCACGTCCGCCGCTGGGCGCGCGAACTGTCGATCTCGACGCTCAAGGTCGCGCTCCGCTCCGGTGAGTGGACCACCGACGGCGTGCTCCTTGGGTTCCGGTCCACGACGACTCCGCCCGGCGCCGCCGGCCTCGTCCGTGACCTCACCGACTGGCTGCTGCTGCACCTCGATCGGATCGCAGCACACCCGGGCGGCCCCGAGTTCCTGCACGACATCGCGCGCACCATCGAGGCGGTGTACTCCCGGTTCCCGCTTGAGGCCCGACCCGACCGGCCGCACTGGCGCCGCCCCTGCGAGGTCTGCGGGGAACTCGCCGTCACCGCGGACTGGAAGCCCGACGCGGAGATCCGCGACGTCACCGTGTGGTGCGAGTCCTGCTCGCACGTGCTCGTCGCGACCACCGGCGACGGGACCGTGCAGGTCGGCGTCGGCTCCGAAGACCAGTCGTCCGCCCGCCGGGCCGCGGACCGGAAGGTCGCGCGCATCGTCCGGCAGATCGCCGTCGGGACGACCGTCCCCCGCATCGAAGAGGTCCCCGCATGATCGACCACATCACGCCCGAGCAGCTCCGCGCAGCAGCAGACGGGCCGTACCGCGGCACCGAGGTAGGCGTCCTGCTCAGCCGAGCAGCGACGGCCATCGAGTACCAGGTCGCTGCGCACGAGCACCGCTCGGACCCGAAGGTCTGGTGTACCCGCTGCCAGCACGAGCACATCGCGTCGATCCCCGCGACGACGTACATGTGCGACTCGTGCGGGTTCGGGCAGTGGGACCTCGGCTCGGCCGCCGTGCACGAGGCAAGCACGCCCGGGCACCGGACCTACCCGATCGCGCACCCGACCGTCCCACTCGACGAGCGCCCGACGGTGCCGACCGCGGCCGGCGTGCTGCACGAGGTCGTCACCCGCATCGACCTCGCCCGGTACGTGAACGAGGACACGGCGTCTCCGTGGGGCAACACCGAAGTGCTCGAGCTGCTCGCGCACCTCCGCGAGCCGTACGCCGAGGGCGGTGCGGCGGCTGACACCACGCCCGAGGTCGATCGGCTCCGGCGGCTCATCGAGGCAGCACCGCACGACGAGAACTGCGAGGTGGGAGAACCGGACCCCCGTGCGTACGACGACCTCGTGAGTGTGCAGCCGACGCTCCCGTGCACGTGCTGGAAGCTGGACGTCGATGAGGGATGAGTGGATGCCGCTCGACTCTGCGGCGAAGCGGATCCGCCGCAACCGGTCGACGGTGTACCGGTGGATGGACCGCGGGCTCCACACGATCGAGATCAACGGCCGCCGGTACGTGAAGCTCTCCACCCTCACGACCTACGCCGCCGAGCACGGGCGCCGTAGGGGACGAAAGGAGGACTGACCCCCGTTCGGGTCACACGCGAATGCGACACCGATGCGATATGCTTCGCATGCATCACGACTCGGCCCAGACCTCACGGTCCGGGCCGTTCGTGTATCCGGCGTAGCTCAGTGGCAGAGCGATCTCGTCGCGGGTTCGATTCCCGCCGCCGGTACCAGGACGTGTCTCCGCGAGTGGAGACGTCTGCGACGGTCGGATCCCCGGCCCAGCGGGACGCGCCTTGTCTCTTCCCCGGCCCGCCGACACGCACTGCTCCCGCATCCGCCGCCGCCCCAGGCCACCTAACCGGCTACCAGTGGGGACACCGGCCGCGCAGCGACTCACCGCACACGGCGCCGAGCACGGGGAACCCCTCACGGGGTGGGCGTCAACGCGAGTCCAGCCATGCTCGCGAAGGCCGCCGCAGTACGGCGCTGATCTCCCCGCCGAGACGACCTGCGCCCACCCCGAACCCTCGTCTACTCCTCCGGGGACCAGGCGATGGTGAACGGCGACCCGTCGCCTCCACGCCAGTACAACAGCCGCCCGCCCGCAGTCGGCAAAGAGTGAACGCCCGGCTCCAGGAGCGACGAGACGTCCTTCGCGTCGAGAGGAACCGCCGGCTGAAGAACCCGGCCACCGTCGGGCAATCCCGGGCCGTAGATGCGAAGTGTCATACCGGCACGCTACCCGCAAGGAGGACACGTGGCAGGCCTCAACCTCGGCAACGCCTTCAACGCCGAACTCGCGACTCTCGCAGGCTGGGACACGGACGCGATCGACCCCTCCACCGTCACCGTCGAGTACCTGAACCCAGGCGGCCCAACCACCGTGCGCGTCACCGCATCAGCGAACGTCGACACCGCAGCACTCTCCGCCCTCGTGCAGAAGTACACCCCGGTCCCCACCGGCGAAGACACTCCCCCCACGGGAGACGAGACCACCGCGTGACCGAGCACGACCCCGACGTCAGCGCCCACCGCACCCGCACGAACCGCCGACCAGACCCAACCCTCCACCCGAACACCGTCTCCGAGATCAACCAGGTCATGGACGACGTCGTGCAAGACCGAGACTGACCCACCCTCCGATGCTCGTCCAGGCGGCGAGCAGGAACGAGCACCATGACCGACGAGACCACTGGGCCTGGGCCTGGGCCTGGGCCTGGCCCAGTCCAGGACCCTGCCGTGCGTGCGCGTGTGGCTGCCCTGCACGGTCAGGGCATGGGCCGCAACGCGATCGCTGCGGAGCTCGGCCTGGGGAACTCCACGGTCACGCGGATCGCGAAGGCCCTCGGCCTCGACTTCTCCCGTGCGGCGACAGCGGTCGCGGTGCAGGCACGGTCGATCGATCTCGCCGCTGGCCGTCAGCGTCTCGCGGAGAAGATGCTCGGTCGGGCGGAGAAGATGCTCGACGACCTCGACGGCCCGTACCTGGTGTACGCGTTCGGCGGGCGGGACAACACGTACAGCGAGGAGCTGCTCGACAAGCCCCCGGTCGAGGTGCAGCGGACCGCGGTCACCACGGCTGGTGTCGCGTTCGACAAGGTCACGAAGTACCTCGAGAAGGACACGTCAGGGGTTGAGACGGCGCACTCGCTGCTCGACACGCTCGCTGCCGGCTTCAAGGCGGCAGCGGATTCGTACTCTCCGCCCGAGTCGGGGGACGAAATGCTCGCGTAGCGCGGGCTGAGACCACGAACCACCCCGATCGTGGGGTACAGACGCCCGGCCCGGCGGTATTCGGGTTGCTGCCGGGCCGGTGCACGACCACCACACGAGAGGCTGATCATGGCGACGCTCCGAGAGATTCAGGCCGTGATCGGGCAGGAGCTCCTCCCCGAGGCGCGTGCCGCTCAGACCTCCGTGTTCTCCGAGGAGCAGACGCTCCCGGTCGCGCTCGAGCTGTTCTACCTCGCGTTCGCGATGAAAGCGGCGCACCAGCCTGGCGCCCTGTTCGTCGCACGGCGCTACGCGGCCCGCATGGGGCTCGATGAGGTGCAGGTCGAGCAGTTCGCCATGCAACGGCTCAGCGAGGCGCTGGCAGCCGAGTAGCCCCAGGAGGTGCCGTGTCCGCTCCGGCGCTGTCCCCGAAGCAGGTCTGGTCGATCACCGCCTCCACGACGCGGAAGCTGGCCCTCTGGGTCGGCGCCGTGTCCGGCGGGAAGACCATCGCGTCGCTGTTCGCGTTCCTCTTCGCGATCCGCGGCGCACGCGGTGTCGGCCTCATCGTCATCATCGGCAAGACGCTACAGACCATCGAACGCAACATCATCGAACCGCTGCAGGACCCGAACCTGTTCGGCGCTCTCGCCGCGCAGACCGTGCACACCCGCGGCTCGTCGACGGCGACGATCCTCGGCCGGGAAGTGCACCTCGTCGGAGCGAACGACGTCCGCGCTGAGGAGAAGATCCGAGGCGGCACGATCGAGATCGCGTACGTCGACGAGGCGACGCTGCTCCCGCTCGGGTTCTGGGAGATGCTCCTCACCCGTCTCCGCACCCCGCACTCGCGGCTCCTCGCGACGACGAACCCGGGCTCGTTCAACCACTGGCTCCGGCAGCAGTACATCCTCATGGCCGAGGCGAAGAACCTGATCGTCTTCCACTTCACGATGGACGACAACCCGTCACTCACCGACGAGTACGTCCGCGACATGAAGGCGTCGTTCACCGGCATCTTCTACGACCGGTTCATCCGCGGCCTCTGGACCAACGCCGAAGGCGCGATCTTCGACATGTGGGACCCGAAGAAGCACCAGATCGCCTGGGACCAGCTCCCCACGATGTGGAAGCTTCTCGCCGTCGGCATCGACTACGGCACCACGAACCCCACGTCCGCGATCCTCCTCGGCATAGCCCTCCACACCGACGCGTACGGCCGGCACCACCCGAAGCTGTACGCGATCGACGAGTGGCGGTACGAGTCGAAGACGGAGCACCAGAAGCTCACCGACGCGCAGCTCTCCACCGAGATCCGCGCGTGGCTGGGGCAGCCGCACCTGCCACCGGACCAGCCGCGGCTGCAACCGGACTGGGTCATCCTCGACCCGTCCGCAGCGTCGTTCCGGGTGCAGCTCCAGCAGGACGGGCTCGT